CTTTTTGATTTTACTATTGCAAAGTTTAAGAATGCTACAGGTCGCCAGCTAAAGCCTATTGAGGCACATGACATTATGTGTAAGATTGGTGAAGTTGTTGTAGTTGGAGGAGTTCGTCGCTCTGCCATGATTTCACTTTCAAATATTAATGACATCGAAATGGCCCAGGCAAAGGCTGGTAATTGGTGGGAAAACAATACACAACGTGCATTGTCAAACAACTCTGTTGCTTATTCTCGTAAGCCAGACATGGAGCAGTTTATTGCAGAATGGAAATCTCTTTATGACTCAAAGTCAGGTGAACGTGGAATCTACAACGTTGCAGCAGCACAAAAGCAAGCAGCAAAGTATGGTCGTAGAGACCCAGAAGTTCATTACGGAACAAACCCATGTTCAGAAATTATTTTACGTCCTTATCAGTTTTGTAATCTTTCAGAAGTCGTATTACGTGAAAAGGATACAGTTGAAGAAGTTGCAAATAAAGTACGCCTTGCAACAATTCTTGGGACATGGCAATCAACACTAACAGATTTTAAGTACCTTCGCAAAATTTGGAAGGACAACACAGAAGAAGAACGCTTGCTTGGAGTTTCACTTACAGGTCAGTTTGGACACAAGTTCTTTTCTGGAAAGCAAGGCTTAGACAAGTTAGAGACTACTTTGTCTGGCTTGCGTGAATATGCAAGAACTATTAACTCAGAAGAGGCAGGGAAAATTGGGATTCCTGAGTCTGCAGCTATTACATGTGTAAAGCCTTCTGGAACAGTATCTCAATTGGTCGGGGTATCTTCAGGAATGCATCCATGGCATTCACCATATTACATTCGTACAGT